TGACGAATGAAGAACAGAACCGAATCAAAGTGTTAGTTGATACTGGCGAAATCAAGGAAGCAATTCGTTTATTGGACATCATGTCTCGCAATCCGGGCACCAGTCTGCAAAACGCAATGCGGTTCCGTGGCCCTCGAGCGGCCGGTGGGCCGGTGTCGGCTGGTGGCACCTACCTGGTCGGGGAACGCGGCCCCGAACTGCTCACCATGGGTGCTCGTGGCGGGTACATCACCCCGAACGGTGCGATGGGCGGAAACACGTTCAACATCAGCGTCAACGGGGCCGACCCCAACGAAGTGGTGCGTGCCCTCCAAGCGTACGTCCGCCAGTCCGGCCCAGTGCCGGTGACCACTCGAGCAATGTGACATGGCGAAAATCGTTTGGTCTGTTTACAACAATCGGACGGCAACGACCTACACGTCGTCAATTTTGTCGGCCTCATACACTTACGGTCGTCAATCGTATTTAGATAACTACGCAGGAAATTCGCTGGTACTAACAATCAAAAACCAGTCAAACGAAGCTGCCGGATTCCAAATGAACGACTTGATTGATTTTTATGGTGACTTGGGCATTTACCGTGCGTACTACCAAAGTTTCTGGGTTTCAGAAATCCAATACAACGACTATCCCGGAAACACGGGTTTGTCGACTGCCACCATTGTTTGTCAGGATGCAATGGCACGATTGGGCCGCGTATTGGGCAATAGCAACACACTTTCCGCGGGCACCACTGGCTCCCAATTGGATGCAATGGATGGTTTGTCTTCGTGGCCGCCAAACATCACCACATCTGCGAACTCAACCGATTCTCAAGCGTCAGCCGCAACGGTGACAGCCTCTTGGAACAATCAGATAAACCTGCTTGAAACCACCGAAAAAGGAATCATCACTTGGAGCAGTGGTCGAAACATTCGCATGTCTGGACGGTCGTATGTCAATTCGCTGAGACCACTTGCCCCCGTAAGTTTGGGTCGAGCACCGTCGGCGACCGCAATCGGTTATGAAACATTTGATCGGATTGCGGCCGGTCAAACATTTGTCAACACAGCCACTATTCAGCCATCAGGATTGTCTGACGTCACAGGAGCCAATACCACATCCGTGACCGCCTACGGGCAGAACGGCATCACGCAGGCCACTGTCGACGCGAACGCAACACAGGCCCAAGGAAATGCCGATTGGACAGCAAATTCGCTGTCCGACCCGAACTCGTTGCGTTTTGTGGTGGGTTTCACTGACGCATCACAAATCGAAAACACCTTGTTGGGATTCCTACAGAACGTCACCGCTCGAGGTGCTTTCCCATACGTTGTCACCACTCTTACATACCGTGTGCCCGGAGCGGTTAGTGACACGACACTCGAGGTACTTGTGGAGGGCTTTACGGTTCGAGTAAACCCGACTTTGTCGGATTGGACGTTCTATTTGTCGCCTTTGACCTATTACCAGTTTTTCACTCTTGACTCATCGACGCTGGGTATTCTTGATACCAGCAGACTTGGATGGTGAACCATGGCAATCAACCCAAACACAGACTTTTCTACCGGTGCGGTACTCACCGCCGCACAACAAAACCGATTCCCTCGAGGCATCGTTGCAATCGCCTCGAGCACAACCAGCGATGCAAGTATCACGGTTGAAGAAATTGAACTGACGTCAAGCAGTTTCACAGCTGTGGCGAACCGCTACTACCGAGCCACCTACTACGAACCTCAATTGAATACCGCGTCGGGTGCAGGTGCGTTCATGCTGATGCGACTGCGACTCACAAATTTGGCTGGCACCCAATTGAATCAGGGAATTTTTCAGGTAGGGGCACCAAATATGACTGGCCTTATCATTTGGACTGGCACACTTTCGGCTGGCTCAACCACCATTGTTGGGACAGCGGCATCAGGTTCGGGAACATGGGCCGCTACTCGTGCCGCCGGTTCAGTCGCTTACCTGGTTGTCGAGGACATGGGGCCAGCGTGATGAAGATCGCACTTTCCATTGTCGGTTTGACGGCCGTCCTGATTTGGTGGATTTTCGCATGACCCTGAACCCGTCCAAAGCCCTGATCGCCCTCGTGGCTCTCATCTGCATGACCGTCCTCCTGATCGCGGACGCCATCCAAACCGACCAAGGATTGCCGATCATCACCATGATCGTCGGCTATTCCGTCGGCAACGGCATGGCCGCCATCACCGGCAAACCAGTCGACCCGATCATCAAAAAGAAAGACCCCAAATGATCTCCTCGAGCATCAGCGTGACAACCACCGCCACCCTGCTGGTCTCCGCCACCGAAAACGCCACCCGCACCATCTGGATCGAAGCAGTCGGCAACGACATCCATTTGGGTGGCTCCAACGTCACCAGCAGCACCGGCCTGACAATCAAAGGCGGGTCACAGACCTATTTGGTGCTTCCCCCGCTGAACAGCCTTTATGCGGTCACGTCGGCGGGCACCCATCAGTGCATCATTCTTCAACCGTCCGGGGATTACTGATGGCTCAGGCCACCAAATTCAAATCGTGGCAAAAGATGGGGGAACCGGCCGCCCCGTACGTCACGAAGTCGCCCAATTTGGTGCAGATCCACGCCTACTGCCGGGACACTTGGAAGATGACCAACCTTGGCATTTACAACCGGCGACCGATCCGCGGAGGGGACGCCTGGTCATCGCATGCTTTCGGTGCGGCCGTCGACCTCGGCTACACCGACCGGGCACAGCTCGAGTGGATCATCCTGCCCTGGCTGATCAACTACAGCAAAGAACTTGGCATCCAACGCATTCACGATTATCAGGGCACCCGCTACTGGCAGGCCGGTAAAGGCATGATCGCCAAATCGCCCGGCCCGGGGGGCATGTGGATACATGTGGAATCGTATGTGGACAACTGGGCGGACGCGACACCCGTCCCCGCCCGCCTCAAATGAAAGACGTGACATAGGATCACAAGTCTGTTAGAACCCTCCCGACCTCGGATACCCGACACGGAGGAATCATGAAACCCAAACACCTGCTTGTTCTATTCGCCGGTTTGACGGCCACGATGACTGTGGGAGGTGAAGTGGTCAGCCGCCTGGTCGACGACCGGCCCCCGCAAACCAGCCCGGCTATCGTCACCGACCCGCCTACCCCCACCATCGTGATCGCCCCGATCTCGGTGGCGACCACGACCACCAGCACCACCACAGACGCCCCTAAAACGGCTCATGAGGCGATGCAAGCCGACTTGGGCACCCTGATAGCCCCCGACACGCCCTGCCAAGAATGGGCATCACTCGCCCTCAAGGTCGGCTGGCCCGCCGAACAGCTGCAAAACTTGCTCGAGGAAATGTGGTCGGAATCCCGTTGCCAACCCGACGTGATTTCGTCCGCCAACGACAACGGACTAATGCAAATCAACACCGTTTGGCGTGACGAATTTGAGGAGTATTTCGGCCCGTGGGAACAGATCCGTGACCCACGACTGAACCTGATGATGGCGTTGGAAATTTGGCGTTGGCATCAAGACCATCAGGGGTGCGGGTGGAAGCCGTGGAGCCGGGCGTGTTAGACGTCAACCGACCCGACTGGATGACCAAAGCCGCCTGCATCGGTGAACCTCGAGAACTGTTCTTCCCCGGCCCCGGACAAGACGGGATTCGCAAAACGAAGAAAGCCAAGCAGATTTGCCGTACCTGCCCGGTCGTGAACGAGTGCATCATGTACGCCATGTCGTTTTCCCCCCGGTCGCTGATCGGCATTTGGGGTGGCACGACGGAACGCGAACGCACCCGGATCCACAAATCCACCACAGGGCTTGTTTATACTGTCCGCACAACCCGACAATAAGGAGATCCGATGCCCGACAACATCGACCCAACGGCTCACGTTATGCGTGAAGCGGCCGCCGCCATGGAGCAGGCCACCCACCAAATCCAACGGCTGGTCGCCGAAATAGAACGGCTCCGCCTCGAGCGTGACCAACTGCGACGTGCCTTGTACGAGTGTGCGTACTGTCTGAACAGTCTTGACATTGCACCGTCCGCGATGACGAAAACGACGGCTGACACGATCGTGCAACTGAATCTCGGAGGTTTCAATGACTGACATTGTGGAACGCCTCCGCGACGGCAACAATCCGTCACCGTTTGCTACGGCCCTTGAGGCCGCCGACTACATCGACCGGCTGCGAAGCGAAATTGCCAAACAGCAAACCGAAATCAGTCGGATTGAAACACTCGCCAGACGTGTCATTGCAGGTCTTTCACATGATTGACCGGCCCCGCCTGCAACGTCCCACCGCTGGTGCGTGCTGTCGATGCGGCCGCCCGCTCGCCGGTGACGACATCTTCCACTGGTCGCCCGGCTCATGGAGCGTTTGGTGTTTCAAGTGCTACAAGGCGGAGCACTACCACAATCTCGTGAGACTGCAACAGGAGGATGACCGTGGGGTTTGACCTGTCGACGTACGCCACCGTGGAGGAACGGCTGGCCCTGTTTTGGGCGGCGAACCCGGACGGCCGCATCATGTCCGAACTTGTCCGCATGGACGACCACGCCTGCTTGTTCCGGGCTGAGGTGTATCGCCATCGGGACGACCCCCACCCGACCGCCACGGGCTTTGCGTATGAGGAGAAAACCGATCGTGGGGTGAACGCCACCAGCCATGTTGAGAACTGCGAAACGTCCGCCATCGGCCGTGCCCTTGCCAACTGGGTTTATCAGGCTGGCAAACGCCCCTCGAGGGAGGAGATGGGCAAGGTGGAACGCATGGGTGGAGCACCAGCACCGTCCGGGGACGGCCCGTCGGACGCACAGATCAAACTGTTGCGTGCGTTGAAGTATCAGGGTGACCCTCGAGCGTTGTCGCGGCGTGACGCGTCCGCCGAAATTGACCGTCTGAAAGCGGCACAGACTGAGGAAGCACCGTTCTGATGCCTCGACGAAAAGGTTTGGACGTGGCAAACAAACGTCGTTGGATGAACAGCCTCTACCGGCATAACTGCCGCGTCGACTTGGCCATGAAGATGCAACGTGGCTACTGCGTTGACTGCAAACTGGCGGTCACCGAACAAAACTCAATTGCGTTTGACTGGGATCACATTGATAGGTCAACAAAGTTTCGCGAAGTATCCAAACTCCGCAACGGAAACACCCTGCAAATGTTAGATGAAATCGCCAAGTGTGCATTGCGTTGTGCAATTTGCCATCGCATCAAAACATACGCCGAACAAGAAAACGAGCCTGTCAACATGGCCCACGATCAGCAGTTGAGCATGTTCTAATGCCCACCACCCGACTGTCAGCCGAGGAACTGAACATGGCGGCCACCGTAGGTGTGCGTCGACGCATTGAGTCCATTGGCCGCTATCAGGACACCACCGACCGTGTCGGCCGCACCGGCTGGGAGGACGACATACAAGGGGCCATTGCCGAATACGCCTGCTCCAAATACCTGCGTCTCCCGTGGACAGGCGTCAATGCCCACAAAGACGATCTGCCTGGCATTGACGTGAAATCCACCAGGGTGCCCGATAGTCCGCTACGCCTCATCGACGGCTACAAACACATTTTCGTGCACGCCTATGTGAACCATGACGAAGTGACGTTGCACGGCTGGGCACGCGTCGAGGACGCCCTCATTGCCAACGCACCGTTCTTCACCGATCGAAAGCATCGACGGGTATACGAGATGCCGATCATCGAGTTGCTACCCATGGCAGACCTGCGGGACTGGTCAGCGAAACAGCATCGCCATGACTGAAGCCGAATTTCAATCAGCCGTGATCGAGGTGGCCCGTCTGCGTGGCTGGCTGGTCATGCATCAACGGCCTGCACAGATTCGCCCTGGACGGTGGGCGACAGCCATTCAAGGTGACGCAGGTTTCCCCGATTTGGTGTTGGCACGCCCTCGAGCAGGCGAACTGATCTTTGCCGAATTGAAGCGTGAAAAGGGCCGAGTGTCCGTCATGCAAAAAGTGTGGTTGCGAACGCTCGCAGCTGCGGGGGCGGAGGCGTACTTGTGGTACCCGTCCGACATGCCCGAAATCATTACCCGACTATCAAGGAGTGCTCTATGACCTGGCAACAGCCGATCCGTCCGCTCGAGGTGCTGTTCAACGGCGACAAGTCAGGCGTGTGGATACCTGTCCTGTTTGTCCGCGTTTATGAGGTGGCAGACGAGCAGTACGGTGACGTGGATTACGGCTGGGAGGCCATCACGACTGGCGGCCGCTACTGGTCGTCAGATAACGCGATGATCCGACACGCCCACATCGGCTGATCTGTCCGGGCTACGATGCCCACCCACAACTGAACCACCACCCTGACGGGTAGGCATACAGCCCTTGCCGGATACTGCACCCGGTTGTGGGAATACACGGAAACGTGGGTGTGCCCTCATGCGTCGACGTGAGGGAGCAGCGTTTCCAAACGTCAAATGGCCAACGGAGTCCGCCCTATCCAATC